TTACATACCGCGCACCATCAAGGCCTCATCCAGCTCCCGGTAGGCTTCCACCAGTTTCTCCAGCGGCGCGCGGTTCAACCCGCTGGGATTAGGCAGCACCCAGACCTGGGTCGCACCGATGGTGATGCTCTGCTTTCCCCAGTGTGCCCCGCGCTGGCTGAACGCCTGCTCGTAAGCCTGCTTACCGAGGATCGCCAGCGTGGTCGGCTGGTAATCCTCAATTTTTTTCACCAGATCGCGCCCGCCCTGCCGCAGCTCGTGAAGCTTAACCTCCGCAGCCTGCACCGTCGGGCGCTCCACCAACATGGTGATGCCGCAGCGCGTATCAAGCAGCTGGCGCTCTTCTTCCGGCTTCAGCTGCCGTTCGGTAAAGCCTGCGAGGTGAATGACTTTCCAGAAGCGGTTACCCGGATGGGCGAAGTGGTACCCGGTATGGGCAGAGGATTTACCGGGATTGATGCCGCAAAACACCACGCGCAGCCCCGGTTCGAGAATATCTTGTATCATTAGCAACCTTTCATAACTGACGGATTCTTAAAGTATAAAGCCTTATGCGCAGGTTGCTTATAAAAACAGCAGCCGCATCGTAATGGCTGGATTGAGGCCCGCAGTTACTTTATAATCCCCCGCCACGGCCCCTTAGCTCAGTGGTTAGAGCAGGCGACTCATAATCGCTTGGTCGCTGGTTCAAACCCAGCAGGGGCCACCAAATTTCCCTTTTAAAATCAAACAGATACGCGGATTCTCAAGGGCGCATTTGTAGTTCCCGTTCACCTACTGTCCCCTTTTTGTCCCCTCAAGTTTTCCAGCTTAATTCAGCCCGCGGGCTAGGTGCCTAGTTTTTAAGCGATCCGTTACCTTCTAATCAGTTGCTGAGGTTACATTTTGGAAAAATTAACCCTGTTGTTTAACCATCCGTTAGATGGTGTCTTAGTTTTCATTGGCGGTGCAGTAGCTTCCATTTTTGGTTCAGCCATTAAGGATGGGATCGTTAAAGTACTCAGTATATTTTCTAAAAAATATAAAAAGCGAAGCCGACTTAACAATATTAAATTACATCGGCAAGCACATATGCTTGCCTCTGACTTAACGTTACTAACCCTTTATAATTTCAGAGCAATGCGAATGATTCTGATGTGGGCAACCATAACCATAATCTTTGTGCTTACTACTGTTCTATTGCAGCTCAAGGCTGATAACATTTTATTGAAGGTGGATATGAAAGTATCTGCATATATAAATTTAAACTTAGACAATGTAGATATGGTCAACTTAATGCTTTTCGCACTAGTAAGTTTATTTATGCTTATTCTTATGGCTATATCGGGCTATGTTTCATCAGTACGTGTGCGTATAATTTATAGAGCGTTATATGTGCGGGCTAAACAACTGGGCTTCGGCTCCAAACTCCCTTAGTTTTTAAGCAATCCTGCCAATGTCCATAAGCAGCTAACCAAGCAGAAGATTCATCCGGAAAAGGTTTTTCAGCAATGGGAAGCCATTGCTGCTTCCCTTGCGACCTGTCCAGATACCGGACATCCCAGTACTGCGCACGTGGCCAGAGAACATACCTGTTATCTGGCCAAAAGTTATTAATCTGTGCGTCTCTCTTTTCAAGTTTTTGCCCCCTGGACAAAAAAATAAAAAGCGCGCCATCAATTGCAAATCGTCCCATCCCCGCCCCGCTTCAATGCTCAAAAACTGTATAAATATACAGTTCATCATATGCGACATTTTTCAGTGATGCCAATTCTGTGTAAAAGAGGCAAACCCGCCATATGCCTGGCCCGCCGTTGATTATTAAGTTTTCCTTTAAGCTCATATTAAGATCCATTTAACTGACGGAAAATTAATTTATCACTATAAAAACAATGCCTTATGAAAACAATCAGATCCTCACCTGATCCATCTAACTGAAAAAAAGTGAAATTCCTTTCATTCTTTTCAGTTCAGGATTCCCCGCACGCCGTCAGTGGTGGCGCGGGCTGGCAGTCTGTTTTGTAGAAAAACAAAACTGAAATTTTTTTGTGATCCAAAACTTGCAGGCGGGTGCGGTGTAGTGCCGTTTTTGTCTGCGACACATTTATTTTGTGGGCGTGTGGCCATGCCAGCGCAGCCAGGCGGCTGTGATCTGTTTCATGAGTGAACGGGGGCGCGGATAGGCTTAAGGCGCTCAGGCGACGTTCTGCGCAGCCTGAGGACGGATATAAAAAAGCCCGCATTATGCGGGCGTTGTGAGTACCTGAGTGATCGTCAGGCGATGATGCTCTCATACTTGCTTTTGGTTTGCTGCGCAGCTGAAGCCGTCTGGCTGAATGCGCTGGCATTGGTAGGCGTGCTTACGCTGGGGTGACTGTGATTCGCGCATTGCTGCGCCAGCTGAGCCAGTAAATCAATCGTGTCCAGCATCATGGCGAGAACATTCACGTTTTCATTACCAATATGTACCGTTGGCCCCATGACCTGCTGACCACCACTGGCAACGGATTTACGCAGTGCTGCTATCTTTTCTGTCAGCGCGCCCTGCGTATCAACGGTAATGTTACCTGCCACGGTAGTGGTCTGCTTTCCTGCAATATCTGTTTCAGCATCCCCCTGGACGCTGGCCAGATATTTCCCGGTGGCCAGCGCATAATCACCAGTAATCACCTGCTGAATTGCTCCGGCCATCAGCGTAGCCGTTCCCAGGACAGTGGTTTTATCCGTGGCCTTAATCGTGGTTTCACGCGTCACCATCTCCCGCGTTTCAGTATCTGCCGTAACACTGCGGGTCATGGACGTTTCACGAATAGCCTGATCAGTTTTGCGTTCCCAGTCCCCTGCCTGCGTCACGCGCTGTGAAACTTCAGCGCGCTGCTGTTGCAGTTGTTCGCCGGGCTTAACATCCGGCAGGCTGGTGCCATCCGGCACGGTCTGACGCACAAACGGCTTATCGGGGCGGCCGCCGGTAAAACCCACTTCAACCAGTGTTCCTTCAGGTGGAAACTGGAACATCCCCGAATCGTTACCTGCCATCGGCACCGGCAGCGGCACGGCGGTATAAACTGGCGTCGCGCTGTCCGGATTGCCGTCAGCGTCGAGCAGCTGCACATCAACGGCGTAGCGCGGGCGGAACGGATCGGCAAAGTTTCCACTGCTGGCCGCCTCACTGGGCGCAATTACGCGGGCAAATTTTGGCAGGTGCATCCCGCTGGCCAGCTCAGGGAAATGGCTTTCAATCTGACGCTGTACCGGTGATTTTTGCAGTGGCGCGCCGGTTGTCTTATCGCGAGGCGTCCAGGTTATGGCCATGTTTTCCGCAATCAGGTTGACCTTCGTAAGGCGCTGGCCGTTCACTTCCACGCCCGGCCGCAAAGTCTGGATCATAGGAATGGTCATGCTGTTGCCACCGGACGTGTCCTGGCTGAACTCATGCGGGATATCAACCGGACGCCCGGCAAACAGCGCCTTATCAGCGCCCCCCGCAAACACTGAACCGTCCGGCAGCTGATACCAGACGTAATCCGCGATACCAAATACCCGGCCCAGATTATTCAGTAACTGGAATCCCGTACCGGAGTGCGTGAAGTGCGGCACCGGTTTATCACTGTAGGCAGCGTCAGGGACTGTTATGGTCAGGCCGCTTTGTTCAGTCAGCCAGGCTGCAATCTCGCGAAGCGTCGGATGCTGGAATGAGCAGGGCCACAGTTTTTCAAATACCCCGACCATTTCACGGACGAAAAGGCGCATGAAACCTTTTCCGGCTGGCTGTGAGCGCTCCACATAGCCGGTAAACCAGCGCAGCATGTGATCGCCGTATCCAATATCAAGGCGCACTACTTTGCCGGTGTAATCCTGTTGTGTTTCAGCGGTGATAAATCCACGCCCGGCGGCGCTCAGCTCAAGCACCATATTCACATCAGCCATATGAACTTCATCACCTGAAAGGTACAGGCGTTTGATCGGTTTCATATTTACCCCAACGCCTCGTTTACAGGCTTCAGCACTTTTTTCTCAAACCATGTCATTTTATCTGCATCTTCTCCGGCAGCTGCCTGCCCGCCTGCTCCGGCGGCTGTCTGCATTTTGCTGGTTTTGCGACCATTTGCGGCCGCCTCTTTCTTTTCAGGCACGCTGAGATATTCAGTCAGTGTGAACGTGACCGCCCAGGACATGCGTCCGTCCTGTTGGGGCGCGTCCAGTGTGCCGCTGAATGTCGCTTCACGAAGGTTAACTGCGCGTGCTACCGAATTGGCCACGCGATAAACGACACGCTTACCGGCCGCATCGGTGGCATTGGCCAGCTGAAAAATACGCGCCAGGGTGGCGGCATCTTTAAACGGAATTTCTCCATTCACGCGCAGTTCTTTGCCCTTCGCGCCCTGCTCCGCCTTCGTCGTCGCGCTGGTTTGCCCGGACTGGTCTTTATCGGGAAACTGCTGGGTTATCGTCACGCGCATATTTTTCAGCGTGATGGCCTCGCCATTAAGTGCCAGCGTAGCTGTCGTCGTCATGGATCATGCTCCTGATACCGCTTAAATCCTTACCTGTCAGCATAATGGCGGCGCAGTAGACCGAGGTTCGGGCCGGAATGCCTCCCATCAACTGACGTAAAATATCCGCAGCATTGCCGCTTGCAGTAAATACCCACCCCCGCGCCGACTTTGCCGACACGTCACCCGCACCCGCGGCAATATCAGCCAGCAGGCTGGCGCGCTTTGCGCTGAATTCGGTCAGGCTTTTTTTAAGGTCATCCATACTCATGGCTTTGGCTTCGCCCGCTTTTGCGATAGCGGCCGCAGCGCTAACGGCTCTTGCTGTGGGAACCGAAAGCGGAAGCGCAGCACCGGGACCGCCTTCGGCCTTTGCAGGCTTTTGCATTTTCACGGTGGCAAGTTCTGCCGCCGAACGGGCAAGGCGGCTTACCTGCGTAAACGCCGGGACAGGAAAGACGTCGGTTAATGGATCAAGGCGTGATAAAAATTCTTCCTGCGTCTGCCCGGTAGCCAGCAGGATCACCACGTCTGTATCGCCGGTTACGCTCCCCAGCTTTTCACCAAACCACGCCACGGCGTTGGCCGGGCTGAGATACGCCCCGTTATCTGTCTGCTGGCCCAGTCCGTAAACCCAGGGGTGTGCAGCAGTAACTGAGCAGTTGGTTTCCACTGCTTCAGTTAATTTTAAAATAGCCTCTCTCCACATGATTATAATCCGGGTAATTCTGGCCAGATTGTTGGCGGAGCAACAGAGGCATCCAGGGCCTTTAGTTGTTTTTTATACTCAAGCCATTTGGCTAATTTTGCCTTGTCCTCTTCACTTATCGTGCCCAGCGTTAGCTCATCTCTCCAGTCCCGCATAACGTCATCGGCCTGTGCCAGTAAAGTTTCCCGTCGCGTTTCAGTTTGCCTGATTTCATCTGCCTGCCGCGCTGCGATATCTGTTACCCACCTTTTTCCATTCCAGCTATCAAATCTGGAAGAAGGCGGAATAGTTATGTAGCCATCCCTGATTTTTCCCAGATAAGTGATAATTTGAGGCTCACCGGTTAGCGTCGAATAGGCAGTAATGCCTCTGAAATCCTCTATATAAAGCCAGTTTGGAGCGCGATATATACGCGCTGCGCCCTCTTTTTTATCAGGTGGAGGTGTTAATGTTGAAAACACTGGTATGCCTGTTCCGGCAAGAATACGAACATCATACGATGACAGAAATTCGCCAGTTGTCGGCTCAAAACCGTAGACCGTTATGACACCAGTTTCAGTAGCATTTCCGTTTTTATCGAACATTATTTAGCCCTTACGATCATATTCCACGCCACGTTTTTAGGGCGTGTTTCTTCTGCTGTCCTGGCGATTCTGGATGAATCAAATGTGATTACATCGCAATTACTCGATGTTGATGCACCATTCATATCCACGTATTTCCCGCCTGTTTGTGACGCTAAACTGAACCCGCCATATGCATCAACCAGCACGCCACCCCCCTCCAACTTCGCCGCTCGGGTTTTAAAAGTGCCGGTAATTTTTTGAGAAGCATCATCCTGATACGACATTAACTTACGGTTAATATCAAAGCCCCTTCCGTTATCCCAGCCACGAACGAACCCCCCGCGCATATCTGCTGGCAGTACATTAGAGGGGTGAACTTGCGATAACAGAGGGTATTTTGATGGATCGAAGCTCTGTCCCATATATGGAATAAATTCCATAGTCATTTCAGGCCAGATTTCATGCGGCATTTTTTCAAGAGGCCATTCGACCAACTCGCCCACCATTGGAGCACCATATTTTGCAATGAACGGCAGATCCTGAAGGCCAAGTTGAAGAAGAAATTCCTCGCGGCTATTTTGCTTTAACAGGCCCAGCACAAACTCACTGACATAAGTTTGATCTAATTGTTTCTCTGAGTTAAACCACAGCAAGCTTTCAGCCTCAGGACTTATATTGCCCAGCGCTTTTAGCGGCCCCTGCAATTCAAGTTTGCGCTCTGTTTGGTTACCTTTAGGCCTGAGATCAACTACCGTTCCGTCAGTATAAATGTCTGCTATGGCGCAGACATAATGCCGCTCCTCGCCAATAACATAATTATTTAGCTCCTTTGCAACCGTAACTTTTGTTTTGTCTGACCATTCACTGGTGAGCGTACCATGCCAACAGGTATCTACCCATACCGTAGTTTTTTCGGCCGGTTTCACCAGGTATTGAGGAGCAAGCAGCTCAGCGCGTATCCCGGCGACGTAAGCTAAACCGCCATTCACTCGAAAAGCATCACCGTCTTTTTCAACAAGAAAAGCATCATCAATGAAGCCTGCCTCTCCCCAGACATCAATGTTTTCTTTGCGCATGCGCTCATCTACAGCGTCTAATCGGGCGGTAAAATCAATTTGCCACGTATCAGCAGGGGTGATGATTTGTGTTTGTTGTGAAGCACCATCATATTCCATCAAAAAAGATCGCGTCAGCACGTTGCCTTGCTGACCAGTGGCGGTTCTGATTTTCTTTTGCAGCGGGGCGTGAACAATCATGGCAACGGTATTTGTTTCCCGATGCACCAGCCCTACCCAGTTAAATTCAAAATCGCCGGTGTCGGCACCAAGCACAACTGAATAAACGACAGCGTTATTATTAACCATCCCCGTTTTACTAACTGTCTGCCGGAAAACAATCTGGCTTGCATCAGGTAAAGCTTCCTCCCGATTAATCGGGTCGGTAATGCTCAGCCCCGGCACGTTTGCAAAAACAAACTCATCAAGCGTTACAATTGCCCCATTTGCTGCCTGCTGGGCTTTAAGCTTTTCGAAAGCTTTGGTAATTACACTTTGACTCATAAAATACCTATACACGGGCGCCGTAAACGGCGCTGCTGTTATTATTCAGACTCGCCGGATAACAAAGATATTCACCCGGCTTTACATTTCCTGTGAGAGAGCCACCGGCGTGGTAACAAACTAATTCCCCACCTTCCCATCCTGAATTGATGTAAATTTTCAAACTGGTTAAAACTTCAAACTGATACCGCCGGCACGTCCTGCCGTACTGCCGTACAATCTGAATCATCAGCTGGGTATTTTCTGCCACCTGGCTGTCTGTCACGCGAACCAGAATTACGTCCCAGTCGATGCCTGGCTGACGCTCAAGCAGTTCGACATAGCCGATCCCCAGACGCTCAAAGATTGCGATAAATCCAGCCACCGAACCCGCATCTGCTGCGTTAACAAATGCATACGCCACGCGCTTGCGAAACAACGTCAGCGGCTCGCCATCGAACCGGGTAATGTCGCGGTCATACGCGATGAGGTGCAGCAGCGGTTCAGCACAGGTCAGCGGATCAAGCTGGCTGGCTGGCCATGTGATCCAGCCGTACACGTCACGCCAGAATTTCCGGGCGGCATTCAGAAGCTTTTTGGGTTCGCCGTCATCCATCCAGAACGGCAGCACCAGTCCGGCCAGCTTTTTCAGTAAATCAGGCATTTTCGACACTCACGGTTAATGACTTCAGCCGGGCCACATTCAGCTCACTGATGATGTCCGGCAGGGAAAAGGCCAGCGAGTCCACCTGTGCAAACGCCTGGTGAATTTCACGACCCAGCATCGAAAAGCTGAAACGGGTATACGGCCATGTTTTTTCCACGTCGTAATCGGCGTTCTCGCGGAAGGCGCAGCGGATGAGGTTTTCTACCCCGGTTTTCAGCGTACTGCGCTCATCGCTGGTGAGGTTCACCAGATTCTTCACGTACACCGTGACGGCAAGATCGTGAAGGGTTTCGGGCATGGCGAAACACTGCATATCGTCGCCGTGGCCGTGGTGGCCTTTTGACGTGATGTAGTCATTTACAGCGGCAATAAACGGTTCAGAAGTAACACCCGTATCAAGTAGCAGAAAGGCATTCGCCGTACCGGGGCCGCGCGGGGCATCATGCTCAAAAAAGATACGATCGATACTCAGCCCGGCCACACCGGCAATCATCGAGCGATACACTGCGTCAGTGTGGTAATTGCCTACCAGATTGAACTGGTTGCGGCAGCGCTCGCGCAGCTCATCATCGCTTTCTTCATCTGCGCCCGGCGAGGTCAGCCAGTCTTCTTCGTTGACGGCGTGAGAGATACCCGCCACTGCTACCGGCAGGATGGCATAGTAACCAGGCGCAAGGTTATACGCCCCACCACTGGCAACGGCTCGCACAGGGATCAGCGCGCTGGCCTGGCCTGCTGGAATGGTAAAATCTTCCGGGGTCGTCAGCGCGTATACGACGCCGTTAATTCTCGCGGTCTGGATTTGCGTGCCAGCTTTCACCGTCACCACAGCGGCCGCATCAGATTTGTAGAATCTGATCACACCCTGCGCCGCGCTGGCAGGTTTGGCCGTTACGTTGACCGCCCAGGCGAGCAGACGAAGCAGCTGCCCGGAGGCAGTGGCTACAAACATATTCGCCAGTACGGTATTGACCATCACATCCTTGAGCCACAGCACCGGCGTGGTAACAATGGCCGTGATAAGCCGCCAGAACGGCGACATGCGGGATGTATTGGTAATAATCCCTTCGTCAGCAACGATGTTATTAAACCGCGCACGCAATGCATCAGCGGTTACCGGCATACCGGACTGTTTCACCACGTCTTCAAAGTCTACCTGCGGTTTCTCTGTCATAAATCCACCCGCGCCGATACGCTTCCAAAGTCCCATGTCCTGGCGGTTATCCATAGCCGCTTCAGGCTTTCTTCAGAAATAACCACCGTTCCCGGCTCAATACGTTCATCACTTTCAATCAGTAATTCCAGCCGAGTTAAAATGTCTGCCCGCATTGTCGGGCTACGCTCTGCCACTAATTCTGTAGCAAGCCCGCTTTCTAATATGGCGTGAATAATGTCCTGCCCGATGCTCTGGCTGTTATTGCACAGCACAGGTTCATTACCGGGATTAAGTACAAAATTACGCCCCTCAATAAGCAGGTCGATATAAAGCAAATCGCTCATGCGTGTAATTCCTGCCATTCAGCAAGCTGCCCCGGTGTTAACGGCTGCTGCGTATTAATATTCAGAGTGCCAATTTTCTGGCTTTTGTCGGTTACGTTATTAGCGTTACTGGTGATACTTTTTCCGATGCCGCCCTTATCAATGGCCGTTAATTTCCCACCGGTTGATAAGGTATTCTGTGTTACAGGCCCATCGCCTTTATCCCCGCCCGCATCAATATTCACACCGGGAATTTTATTAAGGTGTCCTACAATCCATTTCCATGACTTACTGAAACTGCCTTTAATGGTATTCCAGATATTATCGAATATCCCTATCATCCCTTTGACCATTCCGCCCAGGGCTTTTACAGGAGAAAAGCCGGTAAGCAGCGCAATAAATCCATTCCAGCCCTGTGAAATAAATTCCCATGCCTTACTGAAAATACCTGCGACCCACTCTACGGCCTGCGCCACTACCTGAAACGCCTGGGTGTTCATTACCGCTGCTTTGATGGCGTCCCAGTGCCTGACCAGCAAATAACAACCGGCAATCAGCAGGGCAATGGCGGCGATGATCAGCAGCACCGGCCATGACATAAGGTTTACGCCGATAGCGGCGAGCATGGCTGCGGTACGAACGGCCATCAACACCCCACGCAGCGCGCCCAGTACAATCCCCCACCCGGCGAACACGAAAGTAGATATTCCCATGATGATATTCAGCCCCGCACCCACGGCGGCAAAACTCAGCACAGCCAGTACGACATACCCCACCACGCGGGCAATGTTGGGAAACATCTGCATCCAGCGTGCAAACGTCGCCCCCATATCGGCCAGTCGGTTCAGTAGCGGATAAAGCACCGGGATCAACGTCAGCCCAATCACTGTCTGAACAGCTTTGATGATGGCCACAAAGCGATCCCACGGCTTGACCATCTTCGCGGCCATATCCTGGGTGCGCTTCAGCCCGTCAGACCCGCCCAGCTCTGTGATGTTGCGTTGCAGCAGGGCAACGTTGCCGTAAAGCTGCTTCACCACGGCGGAACTGTCACCAAAAGCATCATCAAGCTCTTGCTGTGCCTTCAGGTTTCCTTCCAGACTCTTGCCGTATTTGCCCTGAAGTTTCTGAAGCATTTCAGGCATGGAAAGAATGCTGCCGTTTGCGTCTTCAAATGACAGTCCCAGCTTTTTCGCACCGGCAATAGCGCCGGTCATAAAGCCTTCATATGCGCCACTTGCTTCACTACCCAGGGTGCGGCTCAGCTGCCCCAGTACTGCCAGCTGCTCATCAAGTCCGATGTTAAAGTTTGTGCCGACACCACGCGCACCCTCCATCAGGTCTTTAATTTTTCCCATCTCTGCACCAAACTGCTGGCGCATATAAGTGGCCTTACCGGCCAGCTGTTCGGCAAACTGAACTTTACCCAGGCGCTCCGCATCAGACTGGAAGTTAGCGAACATTTGCCCCATGAACTCGGAGGTTTCGGCCGTGGTAGTTTTAAGGGCAAACGCCAGCGTATTGGCGACCTTTGTTACCTTTGGCAGCTCCGTTGACGTCAGGCCGGCGATCGCACCGTTTATATCTGCCGTGGAATTAACAAAATCCACCGCGCTGGCTCCGTAAGTGATACTGAACAGCATGGCATCGCGCCGCACCGACTTTAACGAGGTGTCATCAATGCCCCGTGCCGATGCCTCATTAAGTGCGTCGTACATTTCAATTGCCGGTGACAGCGCACCTTTTACTGTTTCAGCCACGCCCCACATTGCCAGCGCGCCCGTGCCAATGCGCCTGAAAGCTTCCCTTGAATTGTCTGCAAACGCCGTAACCGATTTCTGCGCCTGTTTAATCGGACGCGTTAATTTGTCAACGAGGCTTAATGTAAAATCCAGCTGCTTCATCAGGAACCTTTGAACGCGGTGCCAATACCGTTGGCCACCGCAATGGTCATATTTTCCCAGTAGCGGTTATCGAGCCAGACAGCTGCGGCAATATCATCAATATTATCTTCCCCGACGGGCAAGTAATGGCGACGTAAAATTAAATATTGTGCGAGTCCATTTGATTCGATCGCCTGGACCCGTTGCGTTAGTTTTTTACTTCGATTTCCAGTTCAGGCGCGTAAATCTCGTTTACCTTGCCGACAATCTGCAACGCAGCACCCGGACGGGAAACAATTCCAGCCAGTGCTTCTTTACTTTCTGACGCCACAATACGATTCAGATAATTTGTTGCTGGCGCAACTTTATTATCCATCGACATTTCATTAATGAATTTATTGTAGGCGGTCTGATTTGGTTCAAATACAAGTTCAGTACCAGCAACAACCAGTTTAATTTTTTCCATGATAAATATTCTCTCGTTTGTTAATTTCATCTGCGAGCGCGTTATGACGTGCAGCGCATTCAGCATAAAGAATCTGGTAATCCAGCAACGCACCGGCGACGTACGCCCCGGAAGTGCCGTTAATGCGCGGCAGCTGCGCCGGGCATTTTGTTTTCAGGTTTTCCTGAAAGGGTACGTTCGGCGCTGGCTGCGGCGGCATTGAACAACCGTACAAACTCATCAGACACACAAACGTTAGTAAAAACAGGCTTAACGATTTCATACCTGATCTCTTTTGGCTGGCTTGCCTTAAGCGTTTCAAGCTTGCTTTCAAGTTCACGCGCCGACGCGCTGGCCATCACCTGGAATTTTACGCCGGTGGCGGCAGCGGCTTTCTGCGCGGCGAGATCGATACTGTCACGCTGCCATGTCGCGCCCTTCCAGCCCGCCATAAACGCCAGCACTATCACTATCATGCAGAACCATGCGCCCCTGCTCATCAGCGCACCCCGTTATGCTCAAGGCTGAAGTGATTGCCGTCAGGGCGTGATTTGAAACGCCCACCCCATGCACCGCCCAGCGATTCCCAGTATTCACCCAAAGGCAGATATGCCTCACTTTCGGTCTGATACACACCATTGAGAAAAAGATTAAAATCCACCGCCAGGCGCTGTGTATGCAGGCTGTTCGTTATGCCGCTGCCCTTCTTTGCATTCAGCGCCGCCTGTTCCGGCGTTCGGTATGCCTCACCAAAGGTCAGGCGGTAACCTTTTTCCTCAGCCCACTGGATAAGATTTGCCACCATAATGGTGAACAGCTGCTGTTTTTCACTGAGCGTCATGCTTTTCATCCTTCTGCGCGTTGCCCTGGGCTTTGCGTCTTATCCAGATTTCAATGGCCTGATAGCCTCCGATTGCCAGCGCCGTTCCCAGCCCGTTAATGGCCAGCGGGCTGGCGTTCGGGATTTGCAGCAGTACTGCGCCTGCCACTACTGAAACCAGACTGCCCAGAATAAGGCGGCTTAAGAACAGGCGAACCGTAATAGGATCGTTGCCAGCCAGTAACTTACCGATGGCAATCAGCGCGCCGATGGCCAGTAGCGTGTAAAGACTCTTTTCATGTTCCTGCATCTGTAATCCTTAGCCGATCAGGTTTTCAGTGGCTTCCGGCTCCAGATACGGAATGCCGTCAATGTTGATAAAGCGCGGGTCTGTCACCTTGTACGGGATTTTGCGTGTAGCCAGCGCGCCACCTTTCGGATCGATATCCAGAATACTGCTGAGATTCATCTTGCAGCCGAATGCCTCAACTTTGGTTTCCTCCGTCCCGGCTTTCGCGTAGAAAAGAAAATCCTGTGGTGGAATGCCGCGCCATGATCCGGCCTGTTGTGCCAGCCCTTTCAGAATGGCCATCGATTTAATGCTAAGCTCCAGCTCACCTTCAGCTGCCACATCACCATCCACATAGCCATCAGGGACGCCGTGCGTCTGGGTAGCCGCTGTGTTATCGGTGATGTCGAGCGTGATTTTTTCCACATGCACCATCGTGCCATCCAGATAAAAATCAAATGACATGCCGCTGATACGCTTGGTCATGCGCTCGCCTCCAGAGTTTTATCAAGCAACAGGCTGATCGAGATTTGCAGCGGTACTTCATACGGGCGCAGCACAATGTAAATCTCAACGTGTTTACTGGTCTTCCAGACGATTTTCACATCCCCTTCTTTCGGCGGTTTCACCTCCCCCGGAAACGTCGTGCCATTAATTTCAGAGGCTTTCGACATTTCTCGCAGCGGACGAGCAAAAATTGACTGGTGCGCCGCGATACTTCCCGGTGTGCTGTTCAGTGAGCGATCGCCAATTTTCCCAAGTGCCAGCAGCCGCACGCGTCGCGCCACTTTGTCAGCAATACGCAGCGTTTCAATTGACTGATAATCGCCACCCTCCACATCAAGCGTTCGGCCATCAGCCCAGTAAATGCCGTCATAGTCGGGATACCACGCCGGAACACTGAAGCGCTGTGCCTCAAGCGCTTTTAGCGTCGCAATTTGCAGCGTTTCGCCGGTGCCGTCTGCCGGAAGCTCATCACTCCCCAGATTCAGCAGTGCGCCGGTTTTGGTACGCGCCGGGCTGTCTGCCACGGTCACCGCACGATTACACAGGCGACCTGCCAGCACACCCGGCTCATTTCCCCACAGACGCGGAACAAGCATCACTGCTTTTTCAGCAACGCCGCTTTGCAGCGCAGACAGCCGCGTCAGATAGTCCGCCTGTGCTTCATCTTCTTCAAATCCGCCCACAGCGAGCAGAAACCATACCCAGCGGCCATACGTTGCAATCAGCGTGGCGCGTAGCGTTGCGGCAAGCGTAATCAGCGATTTATCGCTGACGTCATCACACAACACCACACCTTCAACCGAGCAGGATTTCTGCGAGGCCAGTACCGCCTGTTCAACCGCTGCCGCGTCCGCGTCTTCTGCCACAACATGCACAAACGCCCACCAGTTCTGGCCTGCATTGGCCTGTGCGGCTTTCAAATCACTTTTAAGTACGCTCTGCGCCGGACCGAGCAGCTGATCAAAGTCAGTCTGCGAGTCCACCGCCTGCGTTTTACCAACGCCTGTTTTCCCCTTACCGATAAACAGCACAGTGCGCTCAACCTCGTTTACTTCGCCCTGTAGCTGATTTACCTGGTTTACATCAACAGTTGGCCAGGTCATGTTTTCCCCTTGATATCCTGTGCGTTAACGTCCCAGCCAAAGCCAATCGCCTGAAGCTGGCGCGCCAGCGCCTTGTTAAAGTCGTCGTCGCTCATACCCAAAAATTCACGGGCGGGAACGTCAATCACCCAGCTTGATTTTGCTACCGTGCCGCTCAGCTTACGGATCAGCAGCCCGGCCTGTGCGTAAGGCATTTTTTCGGTAATTTCACGGTAGGTTGGCTTTTTCCAGCGCTTTCCCCGCTTTACCGTATATCCCAGCGCCCGTAGCTTTTTGGCCTGGGCTACCGTCGCCATTTTTCCGGTCTGATCCTGATTTTTCTGGCCGCCGCGATTAAAACGCACCGTCATGCCATTTTGCTGGCTGTAGCCCACAACGCCCGCCGGAACAGGCCTGTTCCCGTT